CAGAAGACGGCATACGAGATGAGCGCTAGTCTCGTGGGCTCGGAGATGTGTATAAGAGACAGTCCCTTAACATAGCGATTAATGGGGCGGGTATATATAAAAAAATATTTTATTTTATTTTCTTTTCACAATCACTTTAACTTAATAGCAAGCCATAGCAATACGAACACTGGATTAATAGCTAACAATAATAACAACAATGCTATACGTGGACTGATGAACAACATAATAATAAATAATAATATAATCATTTGCTTCTCCCTTATCTTATCGAACCCACGTTTACCATTAGACTATGACCACCTTATCTTGTTATTCCTAACTATCTTAGGGAAGTCGCGACCCGTACTCTAACAGCTGTCTTGTATAGTTGTGCCATAGCTTAGCACTTCTTCTATGGACTATACACCACTAACACAACAAAGGGAGTCGCACCCTCATCTTCTCTTTTCAGAGCTGCAATACTATTATACTATGATGTGTTATTATATGCCAGCTACGTTAAAGGTTCACTAACATATAATAAATAAAGGAGAACACGAACAGTAGGGATCGAACCCACGTTTACAGGTTTGGGATCTGTAGCATTACCACTATACTATGCTCGCAATATGCAAAGGGCTGTTAGTTACCTGCACCCTATGCTTGGCTGTTAACTCTATAACATTTAAGTACCGTCAATCAGTACACCACGTTTAATACTCCAGCCACTACTAATAAGATAGATGTAAATATACTTAGTATAATAGCTAGATAGTCATGGCGATAGTACCACTCTTTAAAGTTGGTAACTGAACCTACACCATATAAAATGCCTAGAATAATCAAGGCAATATTAATTACAATCATTTATTCTCCTGACTTTCTACATAGAGTAAGATACAAAACGCGTCAGCTTGGTCATCATTGATATCATCATCAGGTACTATATTATAGCTCTTGAGTATCTCAATGCTTTGTTCTTTTCTTGCTTTGCTTTTACCTTTGATTAAGTGATAACCGCACCATTTGGAATTAGGTATATCAACATAGCCAATGTTATGACGGTTACGCATGACACCTAAGAATGAACCGTTAGCTCTAATCAATGAGATGTTACCCTTAGACTTGAACGTGATGATAGGTTCTTCGATATAAATGAAGTAGTCAAATAAGTTGTAATGCTCAATGACTTCTGTTATACCGTCAGCAATTATCTTTGCACGTTCCAAAGGGTCTTTACTTTTTCCACCTGTAATTGAACCAACTACATACTCACTTGTTAAAGGGTTACGAAACGCATAACCAGTATTAGATGTACTGAAGTCAATTGCTAAGGCTTTGCTCATAAATCAGAACTCAATTCAATATAAAGCTCTTTAGTAATTTCTCCAATATCAAATAAGTGTTTAACATAGTGTTCGTACTCAATCGGAGTTAATACTTCTTTTTGTGCTAAAACATGTTCTTTATTCATTTCTTTATTCTCCTTTAAAAATTAAAGCTGTATCAAGATTAATCAAACCACATTCAACAGCGTTAAGTAAGAACTCGTTAAAGTCAACTTTTGACAATGTTTCTTGCTTAAATAGTAGCTGTTCTTCTGTCATTTGCTTTCCTCTCTTAACTTCTGTATTTATTATAGCATATCCACTTTTCGGGTTTGGTTTATCCTCTGTTATGTAAGCTATGATTGACTTTGTAGGCATTTTATGTTATACTCTTTATAGGAGGTAACTATGGCTAGAGATAAATATCTGATGTACTTACGACAGCAAGAATACAAGAAACGTATTAAACTTAAAGTAGATAATACAAGAGCTAGAATGAACAGAGAATATATGAATCAGCCAGAAGTAGATAAGGAAACATTAGAACTATGGAACAATCAGCCAGCAATATATTTTGACTTAGGAGAAAATAAATAAATTATATTAAAAAAAAGAAATTAGCCCCTTAGGGCTTTTGTTTTACGCTTAACCGCAATTTGACTAGAAGTGGCAGAAAGTAAGTGCATTGAGTGTCCTGTTTGTAAAGTATGGTATCAGTAAGCACAATTAGCTTATTGTTTGTAAGATTTCTAAAGGAATTCCGGAGTGTTTGATAATCTCTTTATCTTGTACTTGAATTGTAATTAAATTTTCGGTATCAGCACCTATTGGTAAAGAAAACGAAACAAATGCTTATAAACCGCGTAGTTATCAACAAAATAGGGATAAAAACTTAGTAAATATCTTGAATATTAAAAAATGCAATATGGTATAATAGAAGTATAGAAAAAAAGGAGATACAAACTAATGGAAGATAACGAATTTTTGAGCAAGAAAGTAGAAATACTAGAATCAGCAGTAAAACAAATGGCAGTAATTCAATACGAGCTAAGCAAAAAGCTGGGAGAATTAGAGGGAACAGAATATTTTACATAACATAGGATAACTCAAAGTGTAAAATGCAATGTGTTAAAATATAAGTATATAATACTTGACAAGTGAAAATGTCTATGTTATTATTATCTATGTAATTGAATATATAACCCATAGGCGGTTGAGGTACGAAAGTATAGCGATGTGATAAACATCAAAACGAGCTGAGTAAGCTATGAAGTCGAGAATACCTGATTACATAAACCCCATGTAACTCTATAAGAGATAAGTATTTAAGTTTAAGGTGTCTTAGTTTTATACTATTTGAAAGCCGTTGTTTGACTTACTTACTGAAATTGCAGCATTTGCTGACAGGTTGTGCTGATTAGTTTATGCCAATTCACAGCGCGTAAAACTAAATGAGCGGAGTAATTACACTAAATTAGAGCTTACGACAAATAACAAATTAACTTTCAAGCAAGAATCTCTAGTAATTACTTGACGGGGGGAAAAACTTAATGTTTGACAAATACAAAAAGAAATGATAAGATATAAATATAATAAAGGAGAAACAAAAAAATGAAAAATAAATGTATTAAGTGTCAGCAAATAAGAAAAGCAAGTGATGAAAGAAAGAAAAATAAAAAGAATAAAAGCGAAGATGAACTTAAGGGGAAGAAATGAAAAAATTTTTATTTAATTGGTTTGCCGGAGTATTGGTTATTTTAATATTTTGCTTTTTCGTTATTGGAGTTCCAGCTTTAATAAGTTTTATAGGGTTACCAGACTGGGTAGTTTTTGCTTATTTATTTATTTTTGGTTCTATTGTTTTAGGACTTACTGGAATGAAAGATTAGTATTTAAGGCTTGACTTTTCAAGTCTTTTTTGCTATTATATACTAAAGGAGAAATAAATGACTAGCCTATTTGATAAAGTAAGCACAGCTAAAGAACTTAAAGAATCAGAAGACTTTTCAGGCGGTTTACTTTGGAATGTACAAGATATATTACCCAAAGGATCACTCGGTCTCATAACAGGTAGTGAAAAGAGTATGAAGTCATCACTAGCTCAAGATTTAGCGCAGGCAGTGGCACTAGGAGAGCCGTTCGCTGGCAGAGAAACAACTAAAACTAACGTGTTATTTATTCAGAACGAGAATAGCAGACTGACAGAGCATCAACGCTTGACAGGATCAAAACGTGATAGTCCTGATAACTTATATTTTTTACACGGTGGAGCTTTTAAACTTGATACATGGAAATATGACAGCCAAGGGAAAAAGCACAATGTAGGGCTTAGAGAACTATATAACTTCATACTAGAAAAAGATATTGGACTTGTTATCTTAGACCCTCTCAAAGACTTGTTAGAGGACAACGATATACTCAACGCAAACCAACCAATGGCAGAAGTCCTAAGAGGAATTACAAACCTTAGAAACACTTTAGATATGAAACACGATAAGTATGTTACGTTTATGGTTGTAGCGCATGCTAGAAAACAGTCCGGAGAACAATCTTTGACAGAGCGTGATTTTCGCATCATTCCAAGCCATATATTGGGAGCCACGACAATTCCTTCTTGGTACGAGATAGCTTTCACTATGTCGCCAAAGATTAATAGCAAAACTAAAAACAGATATTCTATCATGAAAGTATTTGCTAGAAACTTTGCATTTAATAATGAGATTCTTTGGGGATATGTTGGCTCGGCTTTTACATCAATCGAACAAGATAAAAAAGAACCTGATAGCGAACTAGTGGAAAAAGTCAAGGATGAAACTCCAATCGAAATGACGAAAGAATCAGCACAGGCTTTCTTAGACTTAGCAAAAGTACAAGGAAAGGTAACAGAAAATGAGTGATAAAAAATACGTTGTTTATTACCATGAAAAAGTAAATGAATACTTCTATGACTATTATTCAAGGTTTAACATGAATGAACAATATTCAAAACCTGTTTTATACAGTGATGACTTTGAATTAATAGAGAGAGCAAAAAATGAACTCAATGAACGACTACAAGAACAAAGCTATTAATTTACACGCTGAAGTGTATGGCTGGCTATATCGTGCATTAGATGAAATGATAAAAGCTGAATGGCATAATGACGAGCTCTTCAAAGTCTGGCTTGGTCGTGCTGAATTTCTAGTTAGACAGTCTAAAAAATTGCATACAGCTTGCGAAAATGATTATTCTAAGCGTGCGTTGATTAGGGCATTACAATTAAAAGCAGAAATAAATAAAAAAATATCATCTAATACTTGATAATAGTAAATAATTTTGGTATAATTGTATATATAAAAATAAAGGAGAACTAATGATAACTTCTTTTGAAGAACTAGCTGAAAGGCGATTAATTACTCTCAATTATCACAAAAAAGATAGCCAACAGTACATCAACAGCTTAAATTACTTTGAATATGCTAGAATGTACTTCGATAAAAATGGCTTTCCTGATGATAACAGACGAGTTTATCAAAGTGGCAAACGAAAAGGCCAAAAAGTTGGCTGGTCTGATAAAGAGGAAAAGCAGCAAAAAGAAGATATTAGAAATTTCATATATGAAAAGCAATTACAAAAGTTTAAAAGCCAGAGAAAAAGCTAGTAAACACTATGCCAGAGGCGTCAGGAAGCTGTCTAAAGAGCTCGAAGAAATGAACGAGACAAAGTATAGGGCAGGGCCTGACGAGTGCCTGTACGGCTTAATAAATGACTTGTGGAATTATTGGGACGAAGGTTGGATCCTACCTATGCTTAAATATAATATCGAAATTACAAGACAAGGCGACGTATTCATCATAGAAAGAGGAGAAAATGGAAACAATTAACATTAAATTTGATGAAAAACAGCTTGAAGAAGTTGTGAAAAAAGTTACCGAAGAACTTAAAAACCAAGGTTGGAAAGAAGAGATTGTCGAATGAGCGTATTTGAAAAATTAAGCGTCATTAATGTTAATGATAAAAAGAGTAAAAAGAATAATCTTGATTACTTGAGTTGGTCGTTTGCTTGGGGAGAAGTTAAAAAAGTATATCCTGAAGCTAACAGTAAAGTTTATGAAAATGAACAAGGGTTAAACTATCACACAGACGGTCGCACAGCATGGGTTAAAGTTGGGATGACTATTGAGGGCCTAGAACATATTGAGTATTTGCCTTGTATGGACTATCGTAACCAATCTATCCCACTTGAAAAACTGACTTCCATGGACGTAAATAAAGCCATTCAGCGTGGACTGGTTAAGGCGATCGCTCGTCATGGATTAGGGCTATACATCTATGCAAATGAAGATTTGCCCGACTTGACAGAAGAACAGAAAGAACTGGAAGCTGAAAAGCAACGACTTAGAGAGATCCAACCAGCGCTAAATCGAGCTGAAGAACTTGGATATCCTAACATGGAACTACTCAAAACAAAGACTAAAAAAGAAATCTTTGATATCATGACAATTTGGAAAGCAACAGAGGGAAAATAAAAAATGGCAATCATCACAGTAACAGCACAAGCAAACGAAAAAAATACACGAACAGTAAGCACAGCAAAAGGCGATAAGAAAATTATTTCAGTACCATTGTTTGAAAAAGAAAAGGGATCTAGCGTAAAAGTTGCGTACGGTTCGGCTTTCTTGCCTGATTTCATTGAATTAGGCGACACAGTAACGGTCAGCGGTCGTGTACAAGCTAAAGAGTCTGGCGAATACGTAAACTATAACTTTGTTTTCCCTACGGTTGAAAAAGTATTTATCTCTAATGACAATGGAAAGCAAGCACAAGCTAAACAGAACTTATTTGGAGGAGCTGAACCGATTGAAGTTAATCCGGAAGAGTTACCTTTCTAGAAAGTTGGTTAAATGTACACAGCAGAAGAGAGAGAGCAAATCATCGACATCGTGGATAAGATGAGCTTACTAAGACAAGACTTTGACGGAGCTTTCACTTGGATCAAGGAAAACGTATCAATGCCGTTTGACTTTGACGGAGAACAGCAATTCATATCAGACTTGAAACAGCTAGTTAAAATTAATGCTTTGAAGTTTGGTAAAATATATGAGGGAGTATTAAATTGACAACGCTAAGAGAACTACACAAAAAACTTAAAATCAAACAAACGCTTGACAACTACGTACGAAACACAAATAAAAAATACAAGCATAATCTTGTAGCTGATGAAATTCTTGGCGAGGGTTTAGCTAAACTGATTGAGCTTAATACACAAGGCAAACTTGGACGGCATGCACAGCAAATTGCTTACATCAATCATAACTTGAGCTTACAGCGACAAAAGGAGCAACTGGAACAAGCTAACGAACGACTTGCTAAACGTGCCGAGAAAGCTCAAAAATTGCTTGACACGGAACTTCTGAAAGATAGCTACATCGAAACGCTGGAAATGTTTAGTAAATTCAATGCTGTTAAACCTAGCTTGTTTAGCGAACTTGAAACACCTGATAAAGTGATTGAGTTCATGGAAAAAAACGGAGTAAAACAAGGTAAATGGCTACGTCCTCAAGGAGTCGACGCTTGGTTCAAAGAACGAATCATTTGGTTCAAAAATAAATTGAAAGAAAAATAATTAACAATAAAAACTTTTTGCTTGACGGCTTAGAGTTTTTTTGGTATACTTAGTACATCAAGTTAATGAAAGAGGAAAAATGATGAAATTTTATAATAAATGTGTATGTTGCGGAGAACAAATAGAAGTATTTCCAGAAGAATATGACTGCTTGGAAGACTTAGACGAGCCTATGGTTTGTTCAGAAGAATGTAATGAAGAAATGGAAGCTAAACAATGGAACTGATTATTTGGTTCAAGAATAAATTGAAAGAAAAATAACATCATATAAGACTTTAGGCTTTACAGCTTAGAGTTTTTTTTGTTATAATCAATATATAAAGTTAAGAAAGAGAGTTATAACAATGGATTTAATGCAATGCGTAACCTGCGGGGCTTCAAGTTTCACTAATGGAAAATGTGATTATTGTGGAAACCAATACGAAGTAAATGAAGACCAATTATTTTACGGTAATCCAAAAGAAGATGATTCATCATTAGATGAGGATATAACTTTTCAAGAAACTAAAACAGGTAAACTAATACTTAAAATCATGATTTATACTTTAGTTTCTATCGTTTGGTTTGCGGTAACTGTATTTATTCCGCCGCTGTTTATAATAACAATTATTTTATTAGTGGTTTATTGCATTCATCGCTTGAGAAATAAAAATAAATAGTTTATAATAGTATATAGAATAAACTAGAAAGGTAACAATGGAAAGAAAATACTTTAACGACAAAAGCTATTGCCATTGCTTCGATGTACCAACAAGTAATGGCTTAGGAGTTTGCAAAGATTGTAGAGGATACACGAACGTCTGTTATAGTTGCGATCGCTGTTTGCACTGTTGGTATACATCACAGGTTGAACTGTTTACTGAATATGACGAGCCTAAGTTGCTGGAACTTATAGAAAACTGGAATAAATTATATCAAACTAGAAAGACAAGGGATTTTAATGCTTAAGTTAGACGAGAAGAAAATCAGAAAAGGCAAACCAATCGGACTACCGTATCAAGGAAGTAAGAAAAACATAAGCAAGAAAATAGTTGAAATTATCAAGCAGAACTTTGGCACAGACAAGCCGATTTATGACATCTTCGGAGGCGGTGGAGCAATTACAGCCGAATGTGTTTTAAATGGTTTAGAAGTCCATTATAATGACTTAGACAAGGATATAACCAACGCATTTGAACGAGTTATATCACAAGACCGTGAGTGGATTAAAACCCTTATTGTTTCACGTGATGAGTTCTTCAAGATTAAGGAGAAAGAAAACAAGACAACAGACGACTTTTTGAAGTTGCTAGTCAACTCTTTTGGGAATGATAAGAGATCATACTTTTGTTCTGAAGAAATTTCAGACTTGAAATATAATATAGCTAAAGAAATTATTGAAAAACATGACGTTTTTAGCGGTTATAAACAGACAGAAACATACAAGAAGGCTACTTATAATGCGAAACAAGAAAATGATAAACGATTTCAACAACTTGAACGACTTGGACAACTTGAACAACTCCAGCAATTAAATAAAATAAAAGCAACGAATAAAAGTTATCATGATTTTAGCAAAGTTTCTGGTGCTATATTATATCTTGACCCTCCTTATGAAGGGAGTAACCAAAAAGGTTACATAAATTCATTCGATAGTCAAGAGTTTTATGACCGGGCATTTGAAATGGCTAAAAATAATATCGTTATAATTTCAAGTTATTCAATTTCTGACGAACGCTTTGAATCTGTATATTCTTTTGATGAAGCACGTAGCACTTTACAAGGTGGAGAAAACAGCAAAGCGAAAAATGAAAAGTTATTTATGGTTAAAAACAGTTAATTCTTGACAAAGTGAAAGCAATTTGATAGAATGTAATTATAAATAGAGGAGAACAAAATGAAAGATACAGTAAAAACTTTAATGATAGTTGCATGTGTTGGCTTTATGCTTATCGCTATCACTTGGATAGGTATGCTTGCGACATTGCTTATTACATGGCTTGGAGGTAACATCTAATGAATTTTAAAGAAAATAAGCACTATGCCAACGAATACGGTGTGGAACTTAACGAATACTTGAAGCATAATTTTAACTACGAAGAACTTGTAGGCTGGTATACAATGCAGGTATTGAAGTATCTAGTGAGAGCTGGTAAGAAAGAGGGTGAAAGCTACGACAAAGACCGTAAAAAAGCCTTAGACTATGCCAAAGAACTTGCTAACTTAAGTAACGAGAATGAGCTTACAGAGTACACTACTGACGATATTATGGGTTTTATACAAGAACTAGCTGATGATTTTGAACGCTGGGAAGGAATAAAATAATTAAAAATAGTTTATGCTTGACAGTATGAACTTTTTTTGTTATTATAGTCTTATAGAAATAAAGGAGAGCAAAACATGGTAAAATGGATACAAAAGAAAGCGAAGATTAAAGCTGATAGAGAGGATGATTTAAAGACAAAAATTTTAAAAGCACGTGGGATCCCCTTGGAAGATCATCAAGAGTTTTTGTTTCCTGATGAAAAGTGGGAAAATCCTCCTTTTGAAATCCGTAATGTAGAGAGGGCTGTTAATCGTATCTTAGAGGGTATCGCAGACAAAGAAACAATTGTAGTAAGTGGAGACCCTGATGCAGACGGAATCACAGCAACAGCTATTATGTTTAACCGATTGAAAGCATTACAAGATTTTAATGAGTTTAACTTAGATTACATCTATCCTCAACGTGATACAGGCCATGGATTGTATGGTCAATTATCAGTTCAAGACCATTGGTTAAATAAAGCGGAAAAGGCAAAGGCTGAAAAAGATAAAGAAAGTCTTGCGAAGTGGGAAAAACTTATTGACCTTAGTCGTTCAAACATTGAAAAGACAAAAGCAGCTGACATTCTCATTGTTTTGGATAGTTCAAGTAATGACTTAGAAGGTATTGAACGTGCTCGAACATTGAATCCTGATTTAGATATTATTATCTTAGACCACCATGAGTTCGATTCTAAAGAGATTGCGAATAAAATGGATAAGGAAGTTATCTTGTGCAACCCTCATCATCACCTAGACAAATCAGTCAATAAAGATTTATCAGGTGCTGGTATGGCTTATAAAGTAGCCAAAGGAATTGATGATGTCTTAGGTGACGAGGGATTTTCTAATCAATTTCGTGACTTAGTCGCAATCGGTTTGGTGGGAGATATGATGAGTGTTCTTAATTTTGAGAACCGTTACCTTATCTCTCAAGGGCTACAAAATGTTAATAACGTCGGGTTATCACGTATCCTTAAAGGTGCTAAAATTAATACATACCGATACAATACAAAAGATATTGGGTATAGTATTGCGCCATTGATTAACTCATCTGCTCGTATGGGGGAGATTGAGCTTGCTTTTCAAATTTTTATGCTAGATAATGATACTGATGCTGAAAAACTCCGTCTTAAAATGGATAAATTAAATAAGAAACGTCAAGAAACTCAAAAAGCAGTCATGCAAAAATATGAAGATACTCAAGATATGGAAGACAAGATTGTCATTGTTATTGATTCAGAATCAAACAAAGGCATGAATGGTCTAGTAGCTCAGAACATTGCTCAAAAATATCATCGTCCATGTTTCGTTGTTACAGAGGGAAAAGACGGAGTCTGTCGTGGTTCAGGTCGTTCTTATGGTAGTTTTAATACTAATGAGTTCTTGAGTGAATTAGATTTCGTAGAAGCACAAGGACATGGACAAGCTCACGGATTAAATTTCCCTCTTGACCGTTTAGATGATTTAAAAGAGTATATCGAAGAAAACATGCCAGACAATCTTGAGGCAGAACAGACGTTCTACTACGACATTGAATTGGAAAACGTCGAAGAAGCATTCATGGCTTTAACTGACTTAATCAACATCAACTATATTACAGGTAATAATTTTCCAGAGGTTGTAGTACGCATGGACAATGTTATGATTGAAGAACGTGCAGTTATTGGCAAAACAAAAGAAACGGTTAAATTTAAAACAAGTGGAGATTTAGCTTTTATTAAGTTTAAAGTTAATGAAGATTGGAACAAAGATATTGATACATTTGATACTGTAAGTGTTGTAGGAAATGGAACAATTAATGAGTTCTATAACTTTTGGACAAAAGAAATGACACGAACACCTCAAATTATTATCATGGATATTGTAAAGGATTGATATCAGGAGAACATAATGAAATTATTTAACAGAAAACCTAAGGACAAAATTAAAGTAGCAGTAGCATTTACATTAAAAGGATTAACAAAACAAGTAATTCAATTAGAGCAAAAAGGGTTTGTTAAACAAGGAGAAATCCAAAGTTCTATGTTTGACGGAACGATTATGGGTTATAAGCAAGCAATGATTAAGAAAGCTAGTGAATAATATGTGTAAAAAACGTAAATACACAAAAATGGGTGCTTTATATTCAATAGTAAATGCTCAGCATAACAAAAAGAAAGCTGGCAAGATACCAGTTAGAGCTTATCACTGTAAGTGGTGCAATTTATATCACTTAACAAGTCAGCAAAGGTTAAACATCAAGACAGGAGTAATTGGATAATGAAAGATGAATTTACATACTACACAGTATCTTGGATATTGGAAAAAGAAATTAAAACACGTAAGTTTTATGATAAAAAAGAGGCTTTAAAATGGAATGAATTACTTCCAGAAGAACAAAGATATGAAGTTAAAAAGCATACAGAAATAATTGAGGTTATAGCATAATGACAAACGAAGAATTATATGAAAGAATCACTAGTGTTCTGAAAGAACAAGGTATAGGAATAGCACAGTTTGAGTTAAAAGTTAAAGCTGAAACAGGTAAATACCCTAACCTAAGAGTAACTAAATCACGTTTGAGCCTACCGAATACCGTAGCATTCCCTTATCTTACTATGTTTTTCAATGATGATGAAATGCACGAGCTTACACTTAAAAAGATGAATAATTCAGCAACAGGCGGGGAGGCTATGGACTTACTAGATGAGTTATTATATAGCTTAAAGCCAAGCAAAGAATACCTGTATAAGCAACGATTGAAGCGTAAAATGCAAAGGGAGGCAATGAGATAATCTTACACAATTATACAAGTAAAATAAATAGGTCAAAATATCCACAGCAAACAGCAAGAAAGATTGCGAACGACTTGAATAAGAATGACTGCTTCAATAATTATCTAGTAAGCCTTGAGTTAGGTTCTAAAAGGTATATTATTGAAAAATTTGAAATTAGAGGTATGAATAGATGAAGCGTTACTACATAGAAGAAGACGACAATGGCAAAGAGATTAAGCGAAAACTAACAACTTTTGCTAATGATGATTTAACACAGCTTTCAGATGATGAGCTAGAAACATTATATTATGAGTCATCTGCTCAATTTTTAGCTAAATCAATGCACTTTATGAAGATTGAGAACGAACTATTTTCAAGAAAGAGTGTAATTGTAAGTGATGAAATTCTAATAAATACCGGCAATAATATTATTGAAGCTATTAATCAGGTAAGCAACTGAAATTACAAAAGAAAAACCACCAATTAAGGTGGTCTTTTTTTATTAGTTTACTTTTCCATACTCTGCTTCAAATTCCTTTTGATACATAACTGTTTCTGGTAACTTGATTGTTCCAAATTTACCTTGGAAACCGCCAAGCATACGAGTTGTCTTAATATGTCGTGCTGATACTCCATTGCATACATACCAATTTTTAGTGTCTTTACAATTAATTAGAAACATTTCAATTTCTCCGCTTTCTGTTGTGTTATTGTTATCTGTGCTTACAGTTTGCCCTGTAAGGCGCTTATTTAGTTCTGCGATAAAGTATGAGCGACAACTCTCTACCGTGCCGCCATGAGCTTCTACGGAACGTCTAGGGCAACTTGTGCTTGATAGTTCTTGATGTAGCTTCACGGTATCATGATTAGGAGTTAGTCCCCATTGTTTCATATACTTAGCTACGTCATCTAGTACCGCTTGTTCATTTCTCAAGAACTGGGTTAAATCGCCCTCTGATTGGCATACTTCCCAACTGGCATAATTTGCATTACCGTATGAGTTAGCACAATGCCATGCCATGTTAGAGAAGTCCGAAGCCTGTAATCGTCCGTCAGAAGCAACGTAGACATGAGCAAAGCCATTTGCTGGATCGTGATTAGGTAACCAGCCATTATAAAAACTAGTGTTAGCCCCGTTTGAACCAGCGTCATTGTGAATTACAACCCCAGTAGGGTTATACCCACGTACACCAGCATTAGTTATATTCATTCTTTTTTATCCTCCGTTTGTTCTTCTTCAGCTTCAGGAATACTTACACCATTCTTTTTCATAAGTTTAACCAAACCGTCAAACATAGGGCTAATTTTTGAGATTAAGTAAATAAACTGTCCTACAAAGTACAACAAGCCTACGTTAATCACTGTTTTAGCGATATCAGAAGTTGAGGGTGTTTGTGTAAAGTAGAAGACTGCATATAAAACCCACAGGGAAAATATTACCGTCAAATCAATTACAAGTCTATGTTTGAAAGGTGGGTTCATCGCTTCTCTATCTTTGACCCACGTAGCGAAAAGAATCGCCAAAATCAAGATAGTTATTAAAATCATTCTAGTTACCATTTTATTTCGCTTTCTATTTTGTTATTTTATTTATGCTTGCTAGCTTGTCCTCCCTCTGTTCCCGGAACAATCCATTGCATGCTATCCCAAATTTCAACATTCTTTCCAACTGGTTCATGTGAACGAACAGCCCCCCCTGGGTCTACTGTAAAACGACAGCGTTGACCGTTTGCTGTAAATACGGTAAAGTTTTGAGTGTATTCTGGTTTAAACGCATTGTCTGTAATCCAACCAACAATAGCACCACCTCCTGGAATAGGACCACTTGTAGGGGTACCCCAAAAGTTACAAGTTACCACGTTAGCGGACTTGTACAAAGTGAAAAACTCTAAAGCTGTGCCTGTGATTGTAGCGTAAGTAGTCGGTGTTTGAAATTGTGCTGAACGTTGCCCCTCCACACCTTTTACTATCAATGTATTTGTGGTTGTATTGTTTTTAGCTATTACGTTATTCGCCGTTACTGATTCCGTAGCTGTGAAAGATTTTGATGTTGTTACACCACTAACGGTTAAATTACCACTAATTGTAGTATTTTTTAATAACATAGAGTTCTTTACCTCTAAGGTACTTAAAACAGCTTTTCCGTCAATTCTTGCGTCACCGCTTAGCGTTACTTCGCCTAAACTTGTTACTTGTTTCGGTTTTTCGGCTTTTATAACTCCTATTGCGCTGGTTGTTATAATATCTATCAAAACTTTCAGTACACCAGAATTATTGTTTATATCGGTTCGGTTGCTATTATTTATGGTTTCAGCTGATAAACTTACAGGACTAGTAGTTTGAGTTAAGTCAATATTTGCATGGATATAATTGATAGAATTAGCCTTTAGAGCTATCGTCTCATTCACTAGTTCAAAATATCTTCCTCCCGCTATAATGGAAGTATTGATATATTGTACGTTTAGAGCTGTGTTAATTGGCTCTGACCAGTCTTTTCGCCTGATAGTTCCATAGTCCATTCCTGCCAACATCATGTAAAGCTTTCCGTCATTATTTGCACCGACTGGGAACTCTGTGCCATTTGGACTAAAAAATGTGAAGTTTTTAATTGTCATTTTTAACCTTTCTTGAAATTATTTTCGCTTTATCTAAAACCGGGTTATCAGTAATTGATAGCTCTAACAATCTGAATTTTCTACCGCCATAAGGGTAACCGCCAATTGATACAAATTGACCGACTTCATACAAGATCGTAGTTTCAATTCTAAGCGAGTTTTCACTATTATAATATACTTTACCAGATAAAAGTTCTAAGTGGTCTTTACGTAGTTCTCTGTGCCCTGTGAAGCTATCTATTCTATATTTGTCTCCGTAAGTAGCTACATACTCATATAACATTCGGTTTGCCCCCACTTTCTACAAAGATAAGTCTATCATTGAACTCTGTTTTAACTCTGTCTGCTATGTAACCCGAATACAGTTTACCTTCGTACCAAATATCAACCAAGTCATTAACATACAAAGGCAATAGTTCATCTTGATTAAAGATTAACCTTGTGACGATTGTGGAGGGAGAAATTTCAGCCTTAATAATAGACATATCAGGAGGGTTTCCGTGGTCATCTCTATCATAAAACAATGTTTTAGCCACCCTTACTTCTGGCAAGTCTGTTCCGTCTCCGTGATAAGTGCTATAATCTATGATATCGCCGTTGTTTTTGGCTGTATACATTTTAGGAGGGTCTTTATAGTCATCTGCATTTGAACTTTTAACGAACACGACAGCAAAATTATAAGCTGAACGTTCTACTATTGTTTCAGTGTCCATTGCTACATTTTGCTTAACATCTACTCTTGTCGTGATTCTATTTCTATTCCAGCTCCTAGAGGCGAAGTTAATGAATAACAAGTTTCTAGGGTCTGTTTCAGATGAAGCATGTTGAATTGTTGTGGTTGGTTGAAATTGAACCTTGGAAAATATCCTTTTTGCTACGTCAGTAGCTGATGAAGTTTTTGCTTTTCGGTTAATCGTAGCCTTTCCAGCAAAGATAGTTG